AAATCATCATCAATTACACTAAAGGTCTTTCCAATCCAAGAGAAATCTGGGACTTCATTAACCTCATTAACCCACTTAGGAAACTTGGGAATAGATTCCTTTACTGCAAGAATATCTTCCTGCAATGACTTAAGATCTTCCTCATAATACTTTACTTCAGGAAGATTGTTGAGTCTATTTTCAAGTTCACTAACTTGCTCATCATAATATTTTACCTCTGGCAAATCAGAGATATTTTGTTTAACTTCCTCTCTTAAGAGATCAATTTGTTCACATATTGCTTCTACTTCTACATCATATGTTTTCTGTTCTGGTATCTCTGGGATACTTTCTTTTATTTCCTCAACATATGCTGTAAGTTTCTCTAATTCTTCGTCGTAATACTTTATCTCAGGTATTTCTGGTACAACAGGAATATCCTTTCTAACGTCATTAATTAGACGTATTACTTCTGTAAGATCCTCTGCTTCTACTACAGGTTCTTCTATTGTCTCTTCTTCTATAACTTCTTCTTCCTTCTCCAGGAACTCATCAACTGAGGGTAGATTTTCTTCTTTTATAATTTCATCGACTGAAGGTAATTTACTTTCTAGTAAATCATCTACCGACGGTAGTTGTTCCGACATTGTATGAGTAACTTAGGTACTTTAGGATTTCTCTCCTAAGTTTATTTATCGTCTTTAGGTAGTCCAGTCTTTAATAGTTTTTGAAGTTCTGCTGTTGAACCAACAAACAGTGCATTATTAACAGTAGAAGGCCCTTTGACCTTTGTTTCTTCTTCTACATCTTTTAACTTCTTCTGCAAATCCATTAACTTATCAGTCGCATCAGAAACACTCTTAATTAACTGACCAGCAACTTCATATGCTCTAGGCATCTCACTCTCTTGAGCAAGTTCTAAAATACCATTAATTGCTTCCTGACCTTTCTCTATAATACTGTAAAGATTACCACGAGTATACTCATAGTCTTTATCAATATCAGACTTGGTGAGTCTATCTGGTTTTTGCTCAGGTGTTATTCCAACATTCTCCTTTGCAGGAACAATAGTAGATTCTACATTAAAAGCATCATCTAGATTAGTCATCTTCATGTAATTGTACCATCAAATCCAAAGTCATCACCGAATTCTACAAGATCGCTATCCTCTCTTGCGGTGTAATCAATACCCTTAACTCCAGTTCCTCTAACGTGTGCCTTAGCAATAGTAGTATCTTGACCACGCTTAACATTAATCTTATTACCAGTAATCTTGGTAACATACATTTCCTCACCATCAACCTCAATATATTTCTTGAGAGTGACCTTAGTACCATCAGCAACATTGATAGTTACATCTTCAGCAGCAATGTCCTCTGAAAGGGTAGTAACAACATCATCCGTATAATCCTTAACTGCTCTTGGTTTAACAGAGTATGTGATATCTCTTTCTGTACTCTTGGAACCACCAGCAAGGTAACGAACAGAAACAGATTTGACGATATCCTTGGTAGCAGAAGTGATTGGACCAAATAGGTATGTCTTTGCTGTAAATCTTAACGTATACATAAGAACTCTACGAGTTGTATAATCTCCCTCGTAGTCGTCCTGCATAGTAACGTTTTCTAATACAATAGGAATATCTCTCTTCTCTTTTACACTCTCAACTAATTGAACTGTTAGATTATATTGTGGTTGAAAATATGGTAATATCTGTTCTACAATCTGCAATGCATCATCATTTAATTTACACATAATAGCAAGTTCAAATTGCATATTATAAGGAACAGGCATATATGCTTTCTTTATATCAGTTCCATCATCAGGATTTTTTACAGTAAACTGTTGAGTTGTAGTAACTTTCCTAGATGGGTCATATGTAAGTCCAGTGAACTCAAATGACATCCTTGGTAAAGATATTTGAGTTGCTTGACTTAAATTAGGTGCTTGCTCTAATCTTGCCAAAAACTTTTGAATAGGACCATATGCCAATGGTACTTTTACAGTAGAACCCTCTTGCTTAATGGTAATATTATTAAAGAGAGTACCAAAGGAAATGATAGTCTTTCTAAAAATTTCGTTATAAAAATATTCAAACATAGTTATAAACCTCGTACCTTATTTATGGAGTACCAAACGGATTACCTTCTGTAAAGTCCAGAATAGCATCTGCTTGTATTTCAAATTCGTCATTTTCACCATATCCTTCATCAAAATTAGTTGTATCAACAACCCTAACTACGTGAGTTGCACCAGAGGATCCGCCAGTAAGAGTCTCACCAGTCATAAATTCACCACTAATACTACCAAGTTCTAACTCATTACTAGAAGCATTCCAAGTTCTTACACGTCCAGTAGCACTACTAGTTCCACCAGTTACAACCTCATTAAATGAGAAGTTTCCAGAACTTCCAGTTGGGGGTGCAGCAATGGATATTGTTGGAGCAACTGTATAACCACAACCAGCATTTCTTATATGGATAGCAGTAACTGAACCAGAACCATCTATGACTGCAGTACACGCAGCACCTGTTGTGGATATTCCATTCTGTGCGGTAACAGTAATAGTTGGAGTTGTAGTATATCCAGAACCACCTGCAGTAACCGTAACAATACCAATTGTACCATTCTCCATCTTAGCAGTGGCAGCAGCACCAACACCACTATCACCATTTGCAAAGAATGCAACTTCAGGATTGCAAGTATATCCAATACCTGGATTTACCAGATTAACTTCCTGTACAACTTTTTTCTTAGTATCATCAATAGCACCAGAACATACTGCAATTCCACCAAGTAGATATGCAGTTGCTATACCTGTTATATTAGTAGCACCACTTGGTGCTGAAGATATCGCAACCCTTGGTGCATATATGTAACTATTACCTCTGTTTGTTAAACTGATATATTGAACACCACCATTAACAATACCAGTAATAGCAGTTGCCTGAACACCAGTTCCTACAACGGTTATCTTCTGAGTTCCACCCTGACCAGGAAGAACTACTTCACCATCGACACCTTCTACACCCTCTAAGGTATCATCAATCTCATCGACACCCGTATCAATAACCTCATCCTCATAACGGAAGAGTTCGCAACGAAGTTCATAAACGTAAGTATTCTTAAGTTGGTAGAATGGTTTTTCGTGCTCTACATATTTGATTTCAAATAGACGATCTCCCAATGGGAAATAAATTAGATCACCTTCTTTTGGTCTAGTTGATAATTTTATATTCTCCTCATTCTTCATCAAAGGAGAAATATAAGTCTCAAATCTTTCTTTAGAAATAATAAGTGTTACTTCATTAGTTGCCTGAATACCAAACTTAGACAACATGGTAGGATTATCACCATACCCATCAAAGTTATCAATATATGCTTCTATTGGATATGCATCATCAAAAGTTGATTGTGATACTTCTTTTAATATTGTTTTCTCAGTAACATACTTTCTAGGCATATAGTGTATATCAACACCATACATCCTCAGTTGCTCATTAATGAGAGACTGAACCAGGCTTTGTTCTCCTGATGATCCTTGCTGGAAGAACGGGTTAAGTGCCATAATCTTAACCTATCATATCTAATGGTGGAAGTTCGTAAGAGTTAGACATCATTTCACGAATCCTTTCTAGTTCTTTTTCTGCATCATCATAAATTTGTCTTCCGTTTAACTCTACTCCACCAGGTAATTTTACTCCTTGGAATTTTATTAGATTCATACCCCATTGTCTCTTAATAAGAGCAGTTAGATATGGTTTTAAGAAAGAATCATTCCAAACTCGTGTATAATCATTTGGATTTAATACACGATAACAATCCATAATAATATAATCACCTTCTGTTACATTACCCCAATCAACGTCAATATACAATCTATCTTGTCTTTGGTTAAATCTTATTTGTTTTTGAGTTGTTAACAAGAAATTAATATCTTCCAAATAAGTTTTAACCATCGCATAAGTTAATAACTCAGTATTTCCCCAATAATAAATATCATTCAAAAATAATTGATATTTAACACTGAACATATTATTAGTTACAGTGTTAGAACCATCATAATGGAATATCTTTGTTACTCCAATAACTTCTGGAGGAACTTGTAAATAATTACTTGTTTCTTCCCAACTAAAACTAGTAGTACCACCATCAATAGTTGCAGTAGCAGTTGTAGTTGTTATACCAACATTATCTGTTTCACCACCTCTTGATCTTCCTCTTTTAATATCAGTTGCAGTTAATTTATACTTTAAAAAAGCAGGATAAACACCATCAAAGTGCCTTTCCTGAAAGAATTGAACCGCATCATCAAGAAGATCCTCTACTTGCTCATCAGCAACATTAATTTCCAGCACTGGAGCACCCAGTTGCCTTTTGCAATATGTAATAAGTTCTTGTCTTGAAGCTGGTTGGGACATTTATAGAGTTCCTCTATCAATATTTATAGTGCGGTGATTGATGAAATACCTGGTTGAAC